CATATTAATATTGTTATTTATAAATTAATGTTTCTTAATTACGCATTGTATACAACATGCATATAATCAAAAATATAATAGATTTCATTAATATTAACAATATATTCTACTTGCATATTACAGTTGTTATTTATAAATTAATGTTTCTTAATTACACATTGTATACCACATGCATATAATCAAAAATAATATATATATCATATTGTTAAATTATTTTATATGAACAATTCTATCATATTACTATTGTTATTTATAAATTAATGTTTCTTAATCACGCATTGTATACTACATACATATAATCAAAAATAATATATATATCATATTGTTAAATTATTTTATATGAACAATTCTATCATATTACTGTTGTTATTTATAAATTAATGTTTCTTAATTACACATTGTATACAACATGCATATAATCAAAAATATAATAGATTTCATTAATATTAACAATATATTCTACTTGCATATTTACTAATGGTAAAAATTACGTAAATTATAATTAGTATTAAACTCAGTCATAAATCTATCAAAAAACATCATGTCAAAATTTACGTAAAACATCCTTGTGTGTAGAAAAATTTTCAAAAAATTTAAACTTGAAAATTGGAATTTGAATAATTTGAATAGTTCGAAAAAATGAGCAAAAATATAAAATTATCAGTATACATTCATTTAATTTAATCACACAAAATAGTTTTCGAACAAACTTGAAAAAATGAGTTTTTAACATGTTGAAAGAAAATGTCTATGACATATGTGTATAAAAAATATATTTTTACTCAAAATAAAGAAAAACTTAGAAAATTTGAGTGTCCTGATTTAACTGAAATGACTTAAAACATAAAATATATAAATAATTTATATAATGTTTATTTGTAATAAATGTTCTAAGCAATTTTCTCGCCAATATAATTATAAGAGACATTTATCAAAACAAACTATTTGTTATAAAATTTCTGAATGTCCTCATTGTGGAAAGAAGTTTAAACAACATAGTAAATTTAAAGAACATTATCATAATGGAAGTCGATGCTATAATCGTTATATTATATCTCAATTACGGGATAAAGAATTAGAAAATCAAAAATTAAAATATGAAAATATTAAATTAAAAAATCAAATAATTAATACTTCAAGAATAATTCCTGCAAATAATAACACTACTAATAATTACAATACTACTCAAAATATCACACAAAATAACACTATTAATCAAACAATTAACTTGAATTATTTTGGGAAAGAGGACATAAGTTATATTACGGCTGATACCATTAAAAAATGTTTAAAAATGGGAGTAGAAGGGGATGTTAATCTTTTTAAAACTATTCATTTTCATCCAGATCATCCATATAATCATAATATAAAATCAAAAAATGATAAAGTAAAAGTAGCCATTGGAAAAGACAAAAATGGAGACATAATTTGGGAAATTAAAAAATCAGAAGAAATAACTCGAGTACATGTTGGAAAATCATATGATTTGTGTTTGGATAACATGAAAACTAGAGGAAAGAATAATGTATCTCCAGAAGAAATTGAATGTTTAAAATATAGAGGAGAACCAACACATAATTATATAGAATTAGTTAATGATGGAATATCAAACATACTTAATTTAAAAATATAAAATTATAATATTAGTAAATGAGTCAAGGTAGTATTTATATAATCGCATCTATACATTTAAAAAAAAATATATTTAAAATAGGTTAAACATTCAAAATGAACAGATATATAGAACAGGATCGTCGAAATATATTATTATTTTTAATGTTAAATTAATTGGGATATCGAATAAATAATAATTATCTATTCTCTCCTTTTTCATCTTAGTAATTTTGGTTTATCCTCATTGTCTTTGAGCATTTGTTGGTATCTTTTAATAATCTCTTTACGATAAATACGTTTTGTTGATCTGGGATTTTTTTTTTATTTCCTTTTTAATATCAGGGAAATATTGTTTCATCATCTTATGAGTATGAGACCTCTTTTTTATATCTCCAAAGCTTGTAGTAGAGAAGTAGTCGCTATAAATATGGCCGATTTTACAATAATTATTGTAGTCCATACATAAAGTATTATTAACAGGACTTCCTATACAGTGTGATGATCGAGAATGCCAACTTCCAAACCGGGTACATATTATACAGTTTGTATTAAAAGTATGTAATCTAAACCGTTTACAATTATCACAGGTAAATATTTGATATTTCTCACTAAAGCATAATTTCCCACACCATTTTTTATGATGATGACATCCTTCACTGATTTTTTTACGTTCTTGTGCATCAGTCTCAGAGACAATATTTTTGAAAAATTTATTAACTATTTGCAAATTTGCCCATTCGGGATCATCCAAATATCTTATTATTTTAATTATTAGATGAACCGGAAGATCAAGTAAATTATTACTTATTTTTCTTTTTTTTTCGCGGGTATAGTGTAACATTTTTATTATTATTTTCAGCTTTAGGGACGGCTAAAGACGCGGTAGCGGTCCACGCGATGCGAATGGGTGAGTAATTAAAGTTAAAACTGATAAAAAGAATAATCAATTTTAATAATATACAATAATACCTAATATTTGATAATGCATTAAAATATAACTAATTGACAACAGTAATACCTGGTTTGATATTAAATACTTAAAGATTTGAGTATATATATATATTAATAAAATGCAAAAATTGTCGATTTTGCAAAAGAAAGCTTTATATTCTGTGTTACAAGGAGAAAATGTATTAATATGTGGTCCAGCCGGTACTGGTAAAAGTTTACTGGTGAAATTAATCCGAAAGTTTCTGCCACGTAAACACCCAAATTCATGTCTATATGTAACAGCAAGTACTGGGATTGCAGCAATAAATATTGGTGGAATGACGTTACACTCGTTTGCCGGAGTAGGATTGGCTCAGAAAAGTGGGAATGATTTGATTAAAAAGGTAAAACGACATAGAGAGGCGTCTCATAGATGGAAAAGCGTTGATGTGTTAGTTATAGATGAAATATCAATGATCAGTTGTGAATTATTTGAAAAAATTGAATTTGTTGCGCGTACTATTCGTGAAAATGATAATCCATTTGGTGGCATACAGTTAGTATTATTGGGAGATTTTTTTCAATTGACACCAATTATTGATAAACCTCGAAAAGATAAAAAAGTATTTTGCTTTGAGTCTGATATCTGGGGTGAGTGTGTACCAACTATAATCAATCTTACAAAAATATTTCGTCAAACTGATATGGAATTTCAATCATTATTAAATAGACTTAGAGTTGGAAATCATACGGTAAACGATGTATATAAAATAAAATCACGTGTGCAATTTGAATCAGAAAATGTTAAAAAAAGTATAATCAAATTACATCCAACAAATAAACAAGTTTTCGAGGAAAACATGAATAAATTAAAAGAAATTAATGAAATAAGTATAGACTATAGTGTTACTTTTCGTGGCGACAAGGATCTCAAAAAAGATTTAGAATTACAATTTAGACAATCAAATATGAATACAATATCTCTAAAGAGAGGTGCGCGGGTAATGCTAACTGTTAATTTGGATACATCTGCTGGATTATGTAATGGAACATTGGGAACTATTGTTGACTTTCGCCGAGGATTGCCGAAGGTAAAATTTGATAATGGAGAAATATTGGTAATTGAAAAAAATATTTGGGAAAGAGAAATAAAAGTAAAAGATAAAAAAATTACTCTTGATTTTCTATTAGATGGTAACGGTGATAGTTCTTCCCTCAATCTCCTCCGTTGTCGGAGACAGAGGTCGAAGGGGGGACGATACCCCCCTGTGCAAAGCACCGGTAGTGGTGTTTTTTCCCCCATCCCTGATGATAATGAATGGGTTATAAAAAAGGCAACGGCTACTCAAATTCCACTAATTTTAGCGTGGAGTATTAGTATACATCGTTCACAGGGATTAACATTTGATAGTGCCATAATTTCATTAAGCAAATGTTTTGCATATCATCAGGTATATGTAGCTTTGTCTCGTGTTAGAACATTAGATGGTATTTATTTAGACGGTGGATTTCTGGCGCAAAAAATTAAAATAAATCCACGAGTCAAAAGTTATTTCGGAAATTAACAGGGAACTGTGTAATTTTGCAAGTAAGTGTAACACTCGAATAGAGGAGATTTACGTTGAAGTTCAGCTTGGAGATATTCATCAATATTTTGGTTTTTCCAGGTCACAGTTAGATCTGGTTTTAATTTTAAAAATTCCTTGAATAATTCAAAATCTTCGAGATCTATTATGCAAAATATTAACCATTTGCCATTTTTTTGTTTTATATTTGGATTTACAAAAGGTATTATTTCTTTAGCTATTTTAATATTCCTTGTCAATGCATTAAATAATATTTCATCACTATTAATATTAATCTGTTTTTTAAATAATAGACATATATTGTTCCTTTGATAAACAGGTCCATTATAAATGCTGAGACGTTTAATACGTATTGGTTTTTTGAATACATTATCGTCTAATATTTTTTCGAGTAATTTACTTTTTTGATCATGAACTACCAATAACTCTATCAATCTTAATTCAGTAATATCATATTTTTTTAAATCCAATTTGTAATTGTCAAATGGACGGTTAACAATATCTTTTTTACCAAAATATTTATTTATATTTCTATAATACAATAAATCTGGTCTGTTTGCATTTTGGTTATATGATCCTAAATCTATTATCAAATTTTCGCATGTGATATCTTTAAGAGCAAATGTGTTACGTGTTTTTGAGGTGCAATATTGTTTTGTGACTCTAAAGTCATTATCAATTAAGAATCTAAAAATATCATAGTTGGAATAGGAAAGTCTTAATAATATGTTTTTATCTCTCCAATTTGGTTGGATATTTAGCACCCATTTTTTGAACATTTTTGGATTATATTCCATCATAGATTGTGCTTTATCAGGCATCTTGACGATATTCAATACTTCATCTTTTACCAAATTTGGAGCAACAAAGGTATCGATTTCATCATAAAATTTATCAAGAATTAATAAACATTGTTTACACTGTTTAGGGTGTTTTGATAAATAAATTATAAATTCATAAACACAGATTACTCTTTGACTCAGTAGGCTATAAAACCTCATATTGTAATATATAAATTTCATTATGTGTGTTTTTAAACACATCAATCTTTGCGGCATCCATGCATTTTTCCCTAAGGCCCTTGCAGAGTTTTTGGCACCACCAGACCAATTTACTATTAATCGTGGAGGACAAACGAATTTATAATTAAACAAATTTTCTTCAGACTTGAAGTGTTTAATGAAGATTTCTTTGACTTTAGAATCCATAATTAGAATTTATTATGTGATAACAATAAATATTGAGGTTAAAAAGTAAATCAATTTTAATTTAAACCAAAAAATAATATATGATTTATATATATAAAATTCAGAAAATCTATGGATAGTTACATAGACGACGTTGAAATTGCTCAATATCTACCTAACAGTGGACTTTTAGATGTGGCAATTGGAGAGATTGGTGTTTTAAATGAATCCACATCATCTTCTAAGATAGGTAAAATTAATTGGCCGACTGGAAAATCCCCGGATAAATGGACAGAGACAGACATAATGCAATTTTTAAAACCAGCTAATGTTGGTCAATTAGATGCTCAAATGCAAATAGAATTGGTTCAATATCAGATGGATAAAAATAATCAAGACATGCAACAACTATTGCAGGGTACTGGTGAATTTGATGAGGCCACTGAAAGAACTGTTTATAAAAATGGTCTTGCAAATCATTATAATTATCTATTCAATGTAATTCGTCCAAAATTAATTCTAATCAAAAGAATCAAAACTCTCCTCCAACAAAAACAAATTTATGAAGCATATCACTCTGGTGATCAAGATTTAGTACAATATTTGGTTCATTTAATCCGTCAGGCCGAAAAAGATTTAAAAAAATATATGAAAAATTATCAGATGTTGATGGGTCTCAAGGGACCGTCAATGGATAAATATACTATTCTTAAATCTCTTGTTTAACCGTTAAATAATGTTTTTTTTTCTAGATCAACATTTATATCAACATTATCATCTCTCAACGCATCAATTGATATTATTTGATGTTCAGTGTGCAAAGCACCAGTTAACCGTGATTTATTTAGAGATGAATGGGATAGATTGACCATATCTATGGAAAGTTTGTAGGGAACTTTTGTCAGTTTGTGATTATTAGTAATAGTAATAACATGTCTATCTTGATAAAAATTGCCATGAGGACCAGAATACATTCGTAATAAATCGGGACAGTCATATTCAATAGTATTATGATTGTTTAATATTGTAAAATTAGCATAAATATATTCAGGTTGGTCTTGGATGTTATCAAGATCATCATCGGTATGTATGGGAAATATAGCTGTGTCAATATGACCAGTTAAAACTGAAGATTGGGAAATATAAATGGGAAATGTGTATACATAACAGTTACAACCGATTTTGTAGGTTATTTCTATATTACTATCTTGAAGATTTGGTGTATCAACATTATTCTGAATGGCATTATGAATATCGGATAATGAAATTGATTTCTTTGGTGGTATTTTTTCCCTTAATGAATGAGATATTGTTTTTCCTTTTAAATTTTTGGAAAGTAATTTAATATCTATTAATTCTTGTTTTAAATTATTTGAATAAGGAATAAAGTATCTAAAAAATCGTGTAATATTACTAATTATTTTTGAATAGAAAGTTTCCTTCGTGAGTAACCAATAATATCTAAAATGAACATACATATATGTTAAATTATTTATGCCAATAAATCTTATTAAAATTGTCATAAAGGATGATGGGATAGGAAAATTCATTTTATTTTAACTAATTATTTTAATTTTGATTGTATTTTCTAAGTTATATTAATTTGTGAATAACAAAATTGAAAATGATAACAGCTTAGAGTTATAAGTTATCAATATATATATATATATTATGATTTCTGTTGAAGGCGAAGAAGAAGATTTGTCAAATACTGTTGAATTAGAGGATTCAACAATAATTTTTGATGAAAAACAAAAAGATGTAGCAATGACACGTTATCAAAAGATAAAAAATCAAGAAGCTATTCGCGTACCAATAGATAAACGAACAACTAGGAATGTTTTAACAAAGTATGAAAAAACTCGTATTATATCTGAGAGAGCTGAACAATTGCGACATGGTGCTAAACCAAAAATCAACATAAAAAAATACTCAATACCTTATAGTTCAGCTTTTTACCAACGTGTTGCATTAATAGAAATGCAAGAAAGAAAAATAAATTTAATTGTTAGGCGTTATTTACCAGACGGATTATTTGAAGATTGGTTATTAAATGAAATGGCATATTAAGCACTAAATTGTGAAATATCTGTATATGCTTTTTTATTGTCATGTGATATATAAATTCTTTGTAAAGTATCTGGTTCTACTTTAATAGTAAACTTTTGAATTTTACCTTTTTTGTTTTTAATTTCAATAATGGGACATGTTATATCATCAGTAGAACTTAAAAGGTTATAAACATAATTATCTCCTTTTTTTGAAAAATCTTCCGATAATATTTTATAATCTTCTACCTTTGCTTTTTCTTCAAAATCACACACTCGACATTTTTTATATAAATCATTTTTTTTTGGAATAAATTTATATGCATTACTACATTTTATACAGACAGACATTTTTCAATATAATATATATTTATATTATATTCAATTATCTTTATAATACTCTTTTGTTTAAATTATAAAAATGTTACTATGGCAATTGATTAACAGTTGGAAAATTATTTTGATCATTTTTATTATCATTTTTATATTTAGTTTCTTTGAAACTCCCACAAATAATTCAAATTTTCTAAGAGAATTTAGTATAAAAGATTTTATACATAATTCAATGTAATTTATTAATATAATTTATCGATATGGATTATTATTAATAATTGAGTCTCCTTTTTTGAGATTAATATTTTTTTCATTAAATGGATCAAGTATATCACTTAATATATCAAAATAATTATATTTACGAATATTACCTCTTCTTGTACGTCGTCCTAAATTACTCAAGAAAATATCAAGCATATAGGATAATATTAATTTTAATGTATTAATGTGATCTGGCATAAAATGATGTGTATCTAATAATTCTGCGATATTGATATTAGCACGACGAATTTTTATTCTGACTTTTTCCTGTAAATGTAAATATAGTTCTTTGGCGATAAATTCTATTTCAGCAATTAATGATATTAAAAAAATCATAATATCAAATAATCTTAAATAGTCAAATATAACTCTAGATGATTGATTAACAATATTATTAATAATATTCTTTGCGGCATTATCTACACGACGTTCATCTTGTTGTGTTAAGACAAAATATGCTAATTTATCAACTATATACATCCCCAATTCCCTTTTTTCTGGCTTAGATTTTTTAACAAATGAATCCATAGTTTCAGATAAACCAAAGTCAGCAATTCTACATTGAAATCCATAATTTGGAATTAAATAGGTTCTTCCCCGAATTTTATATTTCCAAAACTCAATATTCTTTGTTTTAAATACTTTTGCACGTGGTTGTTCATTAAATGATATTAGAACATTATCAATGTGTAAATCTAAATGTGCTATACCTATACGACTCATACTATAAATACCCATAGCAACTTGAAATACCATAGAGTATATAAACAGTCGGTCAGTATAAATAGAACCATGTAAGTCAGGGCATTTTTTTGGATTATCAAGAAATTCAGATGGAATAATTTTTTTAATTTCTTTTATAAAGAATTTATCTTTGAATTTTTTGGCTAAATGAAGTTGAAATTGGATAAGAATTTGACCATATAGATTATCATCTGAGGGAAATATAACATTTGATAATGTAGTATTTTCTAGCTCCATTAGAACGATTAAGCCATATTTTGGATTAGGATATTTAACATTATATTCATATTTTTCTAATTCTAAACCTAATGCTCGAATTTTAACATTTATACTATTAACCATATCAATTGCTGTTCTATTTGCGGAATCAAAATCATCAAGTTCAAATATCATTTGTTTATAGCGTTTTTTAAGTTTAGCCAAAAGATTTCTTAATTTCATTTTATTAATAATATTAATATTAGAAAAGTCTGTTATATTTCCATCTTTACAAAGAAAATAACCATAGTATAAAGAAAAATGAGGTGATATTTTTTTCTTAAGAAGATCTTTAGTTATTTTTTGTAATATTATCAATTCTTTCCAGGCATCCAAGAATATATCGAATTTTTTTCTAAAGTCATCATCACTTAATGGTATTATTTTTCCAGCAAGAGTATTAGTTAATTTTATATCTTTTTGTTTTAAATTAGGAGGAAAATATAATTGATAAACTTCTCCAAAATAACTTTCTCTATCATCACCAGTACCTCCTGTACCTAAACGTTTTGAAACTCCATAATATACTTTATTTTGGCTTACATTAACCAATAATTTTTTATTACCTTTTTTTCTCACACAAATAGATTGTTTTGGAACACTAATTTTTTTTGTGAGTTTATTAAAATATTTGTAAATATTTTTAGAGATATCAAGACGTCCAGTTATTGTTTTCCTATTATTCATTCCTTAAAACATTATAATAAAGTAGGATAAAAAAAAACAATTCTAATTTTTTAAAACTTGATTCCCAACCTTATTAAATACTAACATATTTTTAAATTCATTATCTTTTTCTTCTAAAATTTCATTAATCATAGATATATATTTCTGCACAGCTTGACATTCTAAAGTCTTATGTTTTTGTAAATGTTCTTCAATATCACTTAATTTATCACTAATAATTTTAATTTCTTTATTTGACCATAACATTTTTATAGTATTAAAGAGATTAAAATTAATTCTTTCATCTAAAACAATTTGATTATCTAATGCATCACATTCGAATGTATTATCAAGACAAGAATTAATTTTACTAATACAATGATTTAAGAATAATTCAGTTCTTCCATCATTTTGTTCATATAAATCTTTCAATAGAACTAATCCGGATTTACCAATTTTAAGTATATTCTTTACATTATTATGATTATCTTCATTTTTACTCTCATTTTCATCGATGCTTTGCATTATATCACTTTCATTTTCAATTTTTAAATTTAAAAACCAATACATTGCCCTAAGTATAGGGGGATAAAGTAAAACTAAATCGAGACGACTATATCCAAAAATTCCACGATAAAAACCTTGATAATTAATTAAATTTTCAAAAGCCCATGTATTTGGTTTATTATAAATAATTCTATTGCTTTCTACACTAATTTTTGTTCCGCTGATTTTATAACGCAAAAGTGCTAAGCGTACAATAGAACTTATTGGATCAAGAATTTTATCATTATCATTGTTTTGTGTATAATAGTTTAAAAAGTGTGAGTGATAATATGGAACATTTTTAGATAGATTTTTTTCAGTCATATTAATTGAATAATATTAATTATTATTAATTATCGTATATTACTTTAAATTAAAAAAATATTTAATTTATCACTTAATCATCTCCTACGTCTTCTTCGGTGCCTTTTCTTAGAAGATTTTCTACGTCTTCTTCGGTGCCTTTTCTTAGAAGATTTTCCACGTTTTCGTCGTTTTTTCTTAGAAGATTTTCTACGTTTTCGTCGTTTTTTCTTAGAAGATTTTCTACGTTTTCGTCGTTTTTTCTTAGAAGATTTTCTACGTTTTCGTCGTTTACCACCCCAATATAATGATTGATCACTGTTATCATCATCGCTTTCATCATCACTATCATCATAGCTTTCATCATCACTATCATCATCGCTTTCATCATCATCATCATTGCTTTCATCATCGCTTTCATCTTCATCGGTACTTTGTTCGCTTTCATCGGTACTTTGTTCGCTTTCATCATTGCTTTCATCATCGCTTTCATCATCATCATCACTGTTATTATCGCTTTCATCATTGCTTTCATCATCACTATCATCATCGCTTTCATCATTGCTTTCATCATCGCTTTCATCATTGCTTTTATCGCTTTCATCTTTTTTCTTTTTCTTTTTCCCTAAATCTTCGATTTTCCTACGCTCATCCCTGAAAGGGACCTCACGCGACCGCAAAGCTGTCGCTAAAGGAACGCGTAGCTTTGAGCTAAGGATGGGAATATAGCCTTTTTTTACTAAAAATTTTTTATTTTTAAGGCCTAAGTCTCTGCGACGTTTTGATACTACCTTTCCTCTTGGATTTAATACTAAGTCTTTTTTAGTTAAATCTCCTGAGGTTTTGTATGCAATACCATTCCATACTTCGTCTCTAGTTCCTGTATATTTATCGACTCCTAAATCGCTTAATCTTTCTTTTGAGGCACGACCTCGACGACCTTTAGATTTTTTGTCTCGTTGCGACATTTATAATTAATGATCTCTTTAGATACTTATATATTAATTCAAAGATATAATTTATATTGAATTTAAAGTTAATACCACAACAATTATATATATATATATATTATATTCAAGTTTATCTCCAGTGTATCAATTGTGTATGTAAAGTGTGATGAGTTGTAAAAAAAAGTATATAGATAATATCTTATCTAAGGAAAAAACTCCTAGAAAATCAATTGCTTCAACATTTTTCGAAGATGATTCAATATTTAATATTTCAGTCCCAACATCTAAAAAAAATACAGATTCGGATAGTATTTTAAGTAGTGATGATTCATTGAGTTTAGTACAAAATAATCAACGTAATCGTAATAAAAAAAAAACTGATACACCTCTAATGAGAACCACATTAAGTTATAAACGTAACAATATTCCAGACAATAGTGTTCACAGCACTGACAAATTACAATTTGTTAAAAGTGAAATTATTGGAATTAAACCACAAAATAAAATAAACTTATTTAGTAATTCGCTTCCAACTTATTTGGATTATGATTGTAAGTTAACAGATATAATTGTATGTGATCATAATCGTGATGATGATGAAATTAGTCATCGTTTAAATATTTTACAAGATAATATAGACAAGTTAAATGAAAAATATGAAAAATTAATTGATCAAAATAATAATATTTTATCATTATTAATAAAAATGAATGAAAGAATGGATGAACAGGAGGATATTTACTTAACATCTTCCTTTTATTCTCATTCTTCAAAATTATAATGTGTCAAGTATTATATTTTTTAAATCTTGTTTTGATCTATCATTTTTTATATATTTATCAGTGTTTTGAATAAATTCAATAAATTTCCATCTTGATATATGATCTTTTTCTATTTCTCCATCTCTAATAATTAAATCGTTTGGATTTTTATATATTATCCAGATATCTGCATTTAAGTCCTTTAGCATATTATATTCGTTTTCGAATCTACAGTCACTTATAATATATTTTTTACCACTATTTATTCCTTTTTCTAGATCTCGTTTTAATATTTTTACCCAAAAATCAGAATCAAAATTCTGACGAAATATCATTCCAACATCTTCCAACCATTCCCTACCCGTTTTTCCAAAAATATTATCTTTCATTGTTTCTCTTAATTTCCTATTTTCTGCTGTTCCAGCCAATAATATTTCTGAATCTATTCCACTTAAAATACTACAAATTTGTTTTAAAGGCATTGCAAATGACATCTCTAAAAATCCCTGTGTTGAAAGAATATTTGCAACAGTTGATTTACCGGAACCCATACGTCCACACAAACCTATTATTTTAGGAGAAGACATTCCTACTCCGAAATCTCTGTTTTAGCTTTTGCTTTAATGGTTATAAAATGTATGTAATCATCATATTGATTAATAAATAGTTCAATATTTATTGATAATAAATCTCCAAAACTAAATTTATTTTTTGAAAGTTCATAGGTTTTAAATTTGAATCTTTTAAATGAACCTCTAATTTAATTTTATGTTGATTGGTTGAATGAACTTTACAGTTATTAGAAATACAGCAATTTGACCGTATTGAATAATCAATATAGTGTTGATTAAAAATTCTACTTATGTAAGTTGATGATGCATTATTTATAATAGGTATTGTATTTAATAGAACATTATTATTAGAATTATTTATTGTTATTGATCCCAAAGGACATAATTCTGGAGATTTGTCTATGAATTGAAGATATAATATATCACCAGGAGGTTCACCAGGAGGTGTAGACAAATCTATAATATAAGATTTTAATTTAATATTATTAATACATTGATTTGAGTCTATCATGATAGTAGATAATTTTTTAGATGTGGGATGACTTTTAATAATTACAGTTTGTAATTTAGACATTTCCTAATGAGTGAAGTATAAATGACTTAACAAAATAAAAAAATGAACGAAAAAATTCATTAAATTATATAAAATACGTAGTATCGTTAAATGATGAATTATATTCAAAATCGTCGTAATAGATTATTAAATTCACTTCAGAAGGAAAGTTCACCCAAAACTGCAGGAGGACTATTAAAACAAATAAAATATAACAGAAACCATTCAGTGTCTACGATTTATGTTGCACTTTTAAAAAATGACCAAAGGATTAAACTGACAATAGTAAATTCTAATATTTATAAAAACTCCGAAAACATAAAACATATAATTAGCGTGCAAAGCACCGGTGATAGTGCTGTCATTAGAAATACTCAAAGAATATTGCGTGGGAACTCCGGAGGAGTAGGAATGGACGGGGACTCGACTAAAGTTGAGAAAATCGTTTTCGAAGGAGTAGGAACGCAAAGTATTTATAATGAAGATATAGTCATAAAACTTCCATCATATTTTAAAAATAGTTCTTCCTGGACTCAGCATCAATGTGATGTTTTAGCCAAAGATGTAAAAATTTTTATTAATTGGTTAAATAAAAAGGTTATAGATAAATCAATAATTGCCGAAATTATTGAAAATATTCCTAAACCTAATATTGATAATTATATAAGGTTTATGAAATTATGTAAATTCTTTAAAAGTCCAAAAATTAATAAGGTATTAGATGAAAATTTAGAATTATTTTGTTATTATCTTTATAATCAAAGCTTGGAGAAAAAGAGTAAAGTGTTGTTATTATGGATAAGGAAAAGATTAAATATTAAATTTAAACTGGATAAACTTAACACTAAGTCAGATCTATTTAATCTAATTATAAAAATGATAAAAATAATTAATAGTAAGCATGTTGCAAAGAAAATTTATAAAACCTCTGAGGTGTCCCCAAAATCAAACTTCCATAAATCTCTCTGTTTTAGCGAAAGCTCAAAAAGCGTGGGAATTCAGAAGGAATGGACAGAGTTCCCAATCATTGATAATTTTCTGATTAATTTATACACAATTAATGACATTCTACATTACAAAAATCCTCCCCATATTACTGTAAAGACACTGAATGATTTAGGTTTTAAAATAGGAGAATTAGTAATAGATTCACATCCAAAATTTGTGAATAAATTTAAATATTTTACTCAAGAATCTCTAGAAGGTTTAAATTGGGATAATGTAATATATAGTGGTGGTTCATTATCATTATTATTTAATCCAAAAATAAAGAAAAATGATTTCCCTATATGTTCTGATTTAGATTTGTTTGTTTATGGTAGTAGACATATACGGATAGAAAAAATAAAATATTTATGTACCTTTTTTAGAAAAAAATATGGGAAGAATGCATTCTTTGGTTTACAAAAAGCAGTAATAACAATATTTATCCGTTCGACACCTAATTCTCTAATTAGAAATATTCAAATTGTTAATACGGAACATCATACGCCATTTCAGATTATTAATAATTTTGACATGTCACATGTCCAAGTATTTTACAAGAGTGGGTTAGTTTTTGCAAGTCATAAGTTTGTAAAATACTATGTTACAATGTGTTCAAAAATAATAACTACTAGATGTATAGAATGCCGGGCTTATAAAACATCAATAATGGGATATAATTTAATTAATAACAATAAAATAACCATTTATAAATCTAAGAAGTTTTGTCAATTAACACCAAATCATAAATGGAATACAAATAGTTATGCAGTAATTAGTAAACTTAACAAGTACTATTATCCAGATAAAACACAAACTGATAATAGGGTAATGTTTTTGATATCACGGATATTTAATATTAGTCTGGATAATATTAGCCAAAATCCATCAGATTTATATGACAAAATGGTTCCACCTACATTTTGCTCAAAATTTTCTCGGTTCAGTGGTATTAAAGTTAACAATTATCTTCAAAATAATCTAAATCAAGTTAGCAATTTGATAGAATCTCTGGATATAAAAATAAAGGGAAACATAGTTTCTTCGGGTAGTAAACCAATTGATATTAGGCTACCTGAATTTAAAGTGCAAAATTTCAATTATAATCCAATTTTAAATAAAAATATATTATCGTTAAATTTAAATAAACATTGTTATAAGATTATAGAATATTTAGATCTTATTGAGAAAAATATTATCAATAAATTAGATAATGTAAACAAAATTCCAAGTTATCATATTAATATATTAAAGCAAACACTTGACATACTATGTATTATAACAAAAGATAATCCTATAAAAATTAAAGATAAACAAGGAAACATATGTTTAAGGCTTGTAGGTATAAAAAAAATAGAATCTTCTATCGCCTTTTGTTACAAACTATTGGATTTTAAAGAAAATTGAATTTTTTTTTTATTAAAATAGAAAGTAAATAGAGTAATAATAGATAATGAATAATATTAAACCACAAAGTAACTTTACCAAATGTGATATTGAATTACATAAATGTGGTTTGTGCAATGAATTTGATAGTAAAGAAAATGTAATTAAGGAATTTAAGCATTGTTTCGTAATGTTTAATAAATATCCCTATTTACCAGGTCATGTAATGATAGTTAGTAAACGTCCAATAGTTAGTTTAGCAGATTGTACTAAAGAAGAGAGAATAGAAATAATAGATGTATTGTCTTGTTCTCAACAATTGGTAATGAATAGTCTAGATATAAAATCGTCCAATATAGGAATCAATACAGGTACTGACAGTGGTGGTTCAATATTAGATCATCTACATATACATATTGTACCAAGAACAGCTAGAGACATGAATTTCATGTATACAACTGCAAATACAATTAATAAATATCCAAAATATGTGATAGATGCAAAACAAAAAATAAGAGATATTTTTAAGAAATATCCTTAAAAGTTAATTAAATTATTAATTTTTAATAGGCGATTAGTAAGATTTTTATTTTGATATTTAATGGACTGTCTCAATAAATAATTATTGGCTGCAGATAGATCTATACGAGAATCATTTATAAAAGTATTAATGATATTATTATAATTTTCAGATTCAATATTATTATAAAATACATCAGTTAAAGTAATCATAAAATCATCAAATTTATCTGATTGACAATTAATCTCGGTTAAAGGAAGAAGCAATTTAATGATTTCCAAATAACCATTTTTAGATGCAGCTTCTAAGTGTTCTATATTAGGTTTACAATTAAAGCTTAATAACATTTGAATAATTCTATAATATCCAGCTTTTGAACAATATAGCAAACTTTTATGGGCATCAATTAATGGATTTACACCAAAATTAACTAATAAATTTATACATTTAATTCTAATATCCTCAGATATAAACCTATTTTTTTTGGATATTTTGCAAACACGTTTGATTAATGATAGATCTTTAATAATATCAGTGAGTGAGTATAAAGATAACAATATATTGATAATATCATATTGACAAATTGTAGATGCAATTTTAATAGCATAGTGATTTGAAATTTGATAATTTATTTTATTGCAATCTAAAAATATTTGAACTAGTCTAAAATTACCACTTCGAATAGCTTTTTTAAAAGGATAATTATTATTAACAGTTAGATCAACCAGAGGATGTTTAATAAGACATTGAACAATATTAGGAAATTGATATTTAGTTGCAATTCGTATGCAATAATTATTATTAATAGATGGATCAACACGTATATCATTTAATAATAATTGGACAATTTTAAAATTTCCATTTTTACAAGCTAACTGAATACATTTATTATTATTATCAGATGGATCAACTCGTGGATCATCTAATAATTTGTTGAATAAACGATCATTTCCAGCTTTAGTAATCCATCTTGCAGCGAAATTTTTATTAGATGACGGGTCATATGTAGAATCAATTAAAAGACAAACAATAACATTATAAAATCTCCCATTAACAATAATGTCTCTTAGTCCTTCATTACTAAGAATAGTCTCTGGTGAAATACGTCCACATTTAATCAATTGTGTGAGAAAATACTCGGAGAAAATAATATTTTTCCATAAATTACATGATTTAGAGATATTCAAATAGTCAGAAATTGAAAATGCATAAAGTAATATTTTATTCAAAAGATGATGTGGTAGATTATTTATAAATTCTAAATCGAAATTATTCATTGTATATCAAATATCGAATAATAAAATATTTTTGATGTAATTACGAACTAATATTAGGTATTTTCATTATTTTACCTTTTTGAATAATTACAAAATTATCATAATCTGCATGTTTTTTGATTATTTTCAAAAGTTTTCTATTGATTTTTTTGTCTCTTAGATATTCGTGAGGTCGTCCTATTTTTTTATAAAATGCTTTTATGTTTGTATCCGTATATCCTAATAATTTTCCCATAGAATAATGAGTTTTCAATTTCATTCCCCGATATGTGGTTGATAAATAAAGGACTAAAAGGGCTTTTTGAAGGTTTTTTTTATAAAAGGCGACAAAATAACGAACATTATCGTAAGAATTAATTATCGCATATATACCACATTCATTACCAATATCTATTATTTTATTAATTAAATTAGCTTGTTTGCGATATTTTTCAATCATTCCATCAGTAAATAAAATCCAAGCTACGGGTTTATATTTGGCTATCACACAAAATAAACTATTAAATTGATGAATTTGAGGATTTTCGAATGTCACCATTCCTTTAGGAGTTAACTTACCCTTACACTGATTAGGACGAATTTTGAGAATGGGTTTTAATTGATTATATGGACAATGATCCTTTTGGCGTTTTTTTCTTGATTTTTTACGTTTTTTTACTGATTTTCGCCGACTTTTACGCTTATATGCGTTTTTTTTTGCCATTTCTATATTAATAACCTATATTAGGTATAAATACGATAAAAAAAAAATTGAAAGCTTAAAATCAGGGTTTGACTAAATTTCGATTTTAGAACTTCAATGTCAAACAAACAATTATCTTGTAAAACAACTTCCTACGAAATGAACCCTCTTTCAGCAATAATGTTATCAAATATGATGCAACAACAACAACCAATGTGTAGCTATGGCGGTGGTTATGGCTTCAATGGCGGAAATGGCTTTGGAAAAAGCTCAAGTTGGCAATTAACTCAGGATGCAATTGCATATTCTCAAGCCTATGAACGAGCAAAAAAAGATGCAATGGTTCTCTATAGACAAGATAAAGATGACCATAAAGAACTTACTGATAAGTTAATAGGGCAAATTAACCTTCAGAATGAAAAATTTCGAAATGCAACTGAGAGGGCTCACAAAGCGGAAATGGAGTTGCAGGTGGCAACAATTAGACATGAGGGACAGTTATTAAGTCAACAGCAACAGTTCCAAATTAAAATGCTTGACGCTGATAAAAAAGCTTTAATTGAACAAGTTAATAATATGAGTGAAAGACTTGTTGCTCTCGAAACACAGCGACAACAGCAATCTCAATATCAAGATAGGGAGCGCTTTTAGGCAAAATTATCATCACTTTGTATAGTTTGATCCCAACACCACTCTAATAATTTAGATATATTTTCTTTTTTTGTTTTAATATCGAATGCCTCAAATAGATCTGGGAGAGTTATGATATTATTAACATCACAATTATCTCTTATGCTTTCTGATAAGTTTTTTTGGTATATATCTCCAAAATAACCCCAGCATTCATCGTATATATGGAGAGATTTATCTAAAGTTGATTCAGATTTCAATGTTTCGATAAGATGATAATAATATAGGAGTTTTCTATAATTATCATTAATAGATAAACTATTTAGAGAATCTAACCACATATCAAATACATAATCATCATCATATGTCTTATCAATAATATTTTTATGATTTAATAGTGGAGATAGTTTTTCTTTAACTACTAATGCAATTGTTCTAAAATATTCTAGTAATATGGTTTCTTTTAATTGATCCCATTCAATATTCTTTGCTGTGACTAACAATAGAATAACATCATAATAATTATCATCGCCTCTCATATTAGAGAATATATAATTTTTTAATAACTTATCAGAAAAATCTCTTATTTCAGGATATTTTTTACATATTACTAATAATAAGTGATGAACATTTACTAGATACCTGATAATATTTTTCGTAATATTTTCTTCATTATCTGGATTTTTAGTTTGACAAAGATAGAACAATTGAACAAGATATCTTAGGACTTGAATTATTAATTTTAAAATTGCTCCAATATTAATTTTGGAGTTACAAGTATTTTCTCCTTTTTGAGAATTAGAATAGTAATTTATTGCTGAAATTAGCCATATTTTGTTATATTTCCAATTAGTTTTATTAATTACTAGTGGTAACCAAAAGTATTTAATATCATTATTATTATTTGTTTTTACTTTTTTATTGAAACCTTCAATACTCCAATATTCAAATATAACATCGAGTTTACCTAATTTTTGAACCAAAGGTAAACCAAGATGACATTCTCTCCAATTTTTTTTAGTAATAGAACAAACGTAAAGCTCATCACATTTTGTTTGTGCAGATATTTGTTTATCATTTGTTTTTAAAGAATAAGATAATTTATTCTTTTTTTCTTTTCCATAATCATAAATAGACTTACTCATTGTTTAATGAATATAGGCGCAAATATAGTAGAAACAAAAAATTATATTAATTTTTTATCAATTTTTATTAATGCAATTAATATTATAATAAAGACGATTTAACTGAATTTAATGAAGTAATATACTTTCTAATTAATATTGTTGTTAACTTTTTGTTTTGTAAAATTTTTTTAAGTTCTATATTTCCAATATTAGCATTTTTGATTTGTTTTGATGATTTAATTGGCATATTAGTAACTACAAATTTACTAAGATATTTTAAACATTCTGTACAAAATTGTAGTTTTTTCTTAGATGTATTGTAATGATTAAACATAATAGATATTTCTGCTTTTTTGGCGTATGATTGAGTGTAGGAAATTATAATATATATCACACTATCTAAACTATTTTTATCAACATTTATCTCAATATTCTTTAATTGTTTAATATATACTGAGAAAGTGTTATAAATTTCTTTAATAATACTTTTAACTTTTTTAGTTTGTAAACTAGGTTTTTTGGATACAATTTTATCAATGTTATTTAGAATTTGTTTTATTGAGAATAAAGCTTGTCTATAAATTACATATGCATCATCAAGATATGAATTTGTGTGTTTTTTTTTACCTAATTTTAGAATAGCTAAAATCATATTATAATTAATTTGAATTTTTTTAGCAAGATGGTCTATTGATTTGTCATTTAAACTCTGATCATTTTGACTTTTATCTAACTCTTGGGTGGGAGTAATATTTTCAAAAAAACCTGATTGATTTAGAAAAAGGGAATTATGAATATCAAAGATTTTTAACTGTTCTAACTCATCATCATTTAAATTAATATTATTATTTTCACATTCAGTGATAAAAGAACCAGTTACATCATCGTCAAGAATATTGGGATAATTAGTATCATTGTCATCGGAATTTAAATCCATAATGCAAAAGTCAAATAATTTTTTTTCATCAAGTCCCTCAAAACAGGATTTTTTTAAAAATCTATGATTAACAAAATTATTCCAATCTATTCTAAATTGTGGGTTGTTTTGAAGAAGTTTTGTTAATAAGTCCAAACAATCTTTTGAAATTTCAATTGTGATTGATCGAGGCTTGAATATTTTAGCATGTGGAGCGAATTGTTTGATTGAAGGTAATCGATTAAATAATGGTTTTCCTGTAATTGCTCGATACAAAATAGCACCTACAGACCAAAGATCTGCTTTATAAGAATATTTTTCTCCCAAATAAATCTCTGGAGCCATATAAAGACGACTACCACATTGTGTTTGAGCAAGCTCATATTTAGATGATAGAATTCTGGACAGACCGAAGTCAGAAATTTTCAATACAAATTGTTTTTTATTTGTATTAGGGAAGTGTGTATATTTAATCAATAAATTGTCTGGTTTTAAATCTCTATGAATTATATTATTGGATTTTAAATATGTAATACCTTTGACTAATTGTCGCATAATATTTTTAATATAAAATTCACTTATTTTACCTCCTTTAAGCTGAATATATTTTTCTAAATTTTCACCATCACAAAATTCCATCACTATGCATAAATATTTATTTTTTGGATGACGAAAAACTCCATGACATTTAACAATATTGGGGTGATTCAATGATTTAATTATTTTTATTTCAGTTTCAATTTGTTGACGATGTTTTTCGGATTTAGTTTCAAATTGAGGTTTTATAATTTTTATTGCAACTATTTCACCTGTTTCAATATTTAATCCCTTACATACATCAGCAAAAGATCCAGAGCCAATTATTGTTCCATCAGATTTATATTTATCAATTACAAAGTCTTCAAACATCAATATTTCTTTTAGAAAAATAAATAGCTATATTTACTTATGTAAAAATATTTTTAAATTCAAAAAAATTGGTTAAGACAAGAAATAAATGATTAAAGCAATTATAATAACTAATGGGATAAGTAACAATACAATCCATAATCCTTCTAATCCAGAAAATAATTCTCCTAGAATACCTTTTGTTTCCGCTTTGGCTTCTTGATCAATTTCTATTGATAAATCATTGACATTCTTCGCAACAGATTGACTATTTTGTACACATTTTAATATAACATTAGCTTTTTGTGAGAAATATATATCATTAATTACGACATTTTCAGAATTATCGACAAAAATACCTTGTTTTTGTATTACATTCACAATACAATTTTGAGTAGTTGCATCTGTAACAGTTGTTACTAATTTATTGATAGTTTTACTAATATTTTCACTTTTAGTGGTACTAAAGGAAAACGACGGAGCTTTTGCTACAGCAACTTGTCCTAATACTTCTCGAAGTTTATTACGAATATCTGTTTGTTTCTTAGAAGATTGATAACATTGCATATCGATTGAAGCAAATTGTTGCATACTGACATTACTAATAATAATATTTTTGGCATTTTTAATACTAATTATTTGATCTTGACTGATAGGTCCACGACAACTCTGTAATGTATCAAATATAACATTGGTAATAGTTTCATTTACAATTTCAGTGGTATTTTTAGTTTTTGATCCACCGGCACCCATTTTGCAGAAACTAATATATATTAAAACTACATTTAATTTCTACTTTTTAGTTTCACTTTCTAGTAACTTTAAAAAATATTCTAATATTTTAATATAAGTAAATAAAAATAAATATATTATAAGAAATGACTGATGCTGAATTTAATATAGAAACTCTTGTATGTACCGAACATCAAAGACATGGAAAAAGTTGGATTTATAAATTTAAATACTTTGGTAATGCCCATGGAATAATAAATATATTTGTTCCAGCGTGTGTATCAGAAGTATTTGTAGTTTATGATGAGGATGTGGAAAAATGTAAAATAGATTATTCAGTTGTTGATCCTGCTAATAAAAAGTTCGTAGTATCTGATAAATTACCTATTGATTTATCAGATATATCAGCACGAAAATTAAGTATTATAGCAAAATCATATGCACATACTATTAATATACCCGTATTTACAGTAGTTTGTGAATATCTACGTAATTTATACAAAACAGATGGAAGAATTTCTAATTCAAAAATTTATAGTGAATATAATAAAACAAAACCACAAGATATAATTGGATCCCGGCCACGAAACATAATTAATTCTGGAATCAGAGGAATGGATAGTCCTCAAGTTGGAAGTGTCCCCATGTCATCATTACCACTTGGACAAAGTCCTTTAAATGGTTCTAAAAATATTAATGATATCATAGAAAATATACAAAGTGTTTAACTTAAAAAATAAAATATATAATAACCTTATACTAAAGTATTACTTAACGTTATTACTACAAAAAATGGACGATATTATCAGAGAATATATCGATGTGAATGAAGAATTAGAAGAAATAACTCAAGATAGAAAAGAAAGAACAGAAGTAAAAAAAGGATTAGAAAAAGAAATAAAAAAATATCTGGAAAATGAAACTACCATTAAATCTAAAATTATTGATTCATATAAAATAAGTTTACATGAGAAAAAAAGAGTCAAAGGATTAAGTCGAACCGTAATAGAAGAATTAACATTAAAATATTTTATATCCAAAGGACACACTGCAATAAATTCAAAAAAGGAATGTGAAGAAATCACAGAATACTTATTTAATAATAGACCAACAGAGATGGTGACCGACGTAAAAATAACTAAACCCAGAATAAGAAGAAGTAAAAATAAAACTTAAATAATATAAAACAATATAAATTATAATTTAATTATGAATACAATTTTTAATTCATTAGGTATTCAATCTACAATAGGATCCGATAGGAGTAAAAATAATTTTAATGTAGTTTTAAATAAATTCAATACAATACACTTTCATGAATGGTTATTAGTTGGACTTGGATTATTATATTGTGATGAAGAGATACAAGATAATAATATGGAAATAGATGATATGTTTCCAAATAAAATTGAATTATCTTATTTTGATATTTGGTGTAAGTGGTCAATCAGCCATTCACCATTTGATGATGATGATTGTGAAATATACTGGAACTATATGTATGAAAATAGAGAAAAGACAATGAAAAAAATAATTGAATCTTTAATAAAAGACCAACGTCGTCATAATTTAATAACAAATAAAAAATGAAAGGATTTTTAACCTATTTTTTTATTTTTAATTGTATAAAATCATAATGGATTTAAGTACCAAAGTTTCACCTAATGAAATGGAATTAACTCTCAATGAGTATGTTGAACTCAGTATGAAAAATATTCGTATTGGTAATGAAAAGAAAAATGTGGTGAAAGATCTTAAAATGGTTGAAAGAAAACTTAGTGAATTTTTTGATAATTCGGATACAAAAACACGGACAGTTGAATATGAAAAAACTGATTATGAGGTATTTTTAACAAAACAAAATTCTACAAAAACTCTTACTTGCAGTTTGTTGGGAGATTTAATTAATGAATATTATGATGGTGATAAAGATAAATCAAGTAAACTTACTCAATATATTTGGTCTAACAGGCCTAAAACTACAAAGAAAACCATCAAAATGAAATTCATTGGAGTAAAAAATTGACGGGATATTAAACTTATTTTTTTTTGTAAAAGACACTTACAATGGCTTCATCTAAAGATGAATATTTAAGTAATTTAAACAAAGATTATGAAAATAACGTTCATGTTGCTCAGTTTAATAAAAAACTAAAATTTAGAGAATTCTCTTCATATTCACAATTTTGGAATGAATATAACAAATACGATACAAATAAAAGACATTTTTTTGAAATTATAGCATTAGGAAAAGATAAACCATTGCCTTTAAAACCGTATCTGGAAGTTGAATATTATGATAAACAAATTACATCATCAATATTTATTAAATGTATTAAAAAATATTTAATTGAATTTATGCAACAAAAATTTAATAAAAAACCAAGCATATTCGTAATGGATAGTTCGGGTATGTGTCCAGACAAAAAGAAATTTAAAAATTCATTTCATTTTACATTATTAAAAGTAGGTCATTTAAAAAATATTGATGATTGTCGAATATTTATTAATGCATTTATAGAGTTTCTTAAAGAGAAAAATGATCCGATAATATGTAATCGTCTTATTGGAACTAAGAAAGGTATTCCAATTGATATTAGTGTTTATAAGAGTTGGCAACTAATGAGGATTCCATATTCCTCAAAAGGATTATTTAATAAAAGTGGTCAAAAAGATAACAGGATTTTATATCCCATTATATCTAATAAAAAGGTCCCTATTAAGAAATTTAATGAGAAAAATTTTAATTATTTGTTTATTACAGATATCAGTAAAGAGAAAACAATATTTAATATTGATAGTTTGATAAAAAAACCAGAGATTTCAACTAATATACGTCATCAAGTTCCACGAAAATGTCGATCAGTTATAATTAATGATAAAAAAGCCCAAATAAATATACCTTTAATAAAAAAATTATTGAATTGTTATTCTTATGAAAGATGTTATGAATATTATTCATGGATATTTGTGGGAAATGCACTTTATAATCATTTTGATGGAGAAAATGACGGACTTAAATTATGGATCGAATGGAGTAAAAAATGTAAGGAAAAATTTCAACTAAATGTATGTAAAAAAATCTGGAGTAGTTTTAAAAAATCTGGGTTACAATATAGAATTGGGTCACTCTATTATTGGGCAAAATGTGATAATCCGAAAGAATATAAAAAAATAATAACTGGAAATTATTTGAGTAAGGCATATAGAGCAATTAATAATGATTATAAAACAGCTGAATTAATTCATGAATTATTTAATAATACAATTGTTTGTATGATTGATGAAAAAAATCATACATATTGGTATGTATTTGATGGAGTAAGATTTAGACCCGATTTTGGTTGTATTTATCTTAAAAAAAAAATATCAGTGGATTTAGTTGAAATATACGAAGAACTAATGAATTATCTTAAAAAAAAGAAAAATGAAATTGATAATGGTGGTGATGATGGTAATGGTGATGATGATGATGAAGAAAATAATAAGGTGGAAATAAAAAAATTAAACCAAAAAATACTAAATTGCAAAAAGACAATTCTTAAACTTTCCAGTAATGGTTATAAGAAAAGTCTTGTTGATGAATGTAAACAGTTCTTTATTGATTCTGATCTTAAAAATAAAATGAACGCAAATCCGGACTTATTAGTGTTTGAAAATGGAGTTTATGATTTCAAACAAGGAATTCTAAGAGAGGGATATCCAGAAGATTATGTTAGTTTTAATACAAGTATTGAATTAGATTTAGATATAGATACTACAGAACTAGAGACCGAATTTCTTGGAAAAATAGTTCCAAATAAAGAAGCTCTTGATTATTTATTAAGATTTTTAGCAAGTTGTTTAAGGGGAGTTACTGATGATCAATTATTTCACTTCTTTACTGGAGTGGGATCGAATGGAAAATCAACATTAATAAATATTTTAGATAAAGCAATGGGTGATTATTTCGTAACTTTAAAGCCAACATCATTAATGGGAAAAGATAAAAATGCTGATGATGCCACGCCCGGATTTTCAAAACTACCAGGTAAACGTTGTGTTGGTTTATCTGAACCCAACAAGGGTTCAAATTTAAATTTAGGTTTACTTAAAAAAATAACTGGTTGTGATAAATTTCAAGCTAGAAGATTGTATGAAAACGAAATTGAATTTAAAATTCAGGCTAAATTTATAATGTTATGTAACGATTTACCAGAGGTTAATTCAATTGATTACGCAACATGGAGAAGAATTAGGAAAATTAATTTTCCTAGTAAATTCGTTGATAATCCTACAGAAAACAATGAGTTTAGAAAAAATGCAGAATTATTTAGTGATGGAAATATAAAAAATTTAGCAAAACAACTGATTACTTTATTAATTAGAAAATATTATCCAAAATATTTAAAGGAAGGTTTAACACCACCGAAAAATGTTATTGAACATACCCATTTATATCTTAATCAAAACAATACATATTTTGTATATTGTAGTGATCATTTAGAAAAAACAAACAAAAATATAGATTTTATAGATTTCAAATTATTATATACAAAATATAAAACCTGGTATAGAAGCAAAGGTTATCCATATAAAAGATTAGATGGAATGAGAAAAGCAAAAAGTGAATTTGTACAACATTACTTTAAAGAAGAACCAGTTCAAGATGAAAGAAATGGAAAAAAAACATTCATATGGAAAAAATTTAAATTTTTAGATGAATATGATGAAAATCCTTTTACTAGTAATTAAATACCACCTTCTGTTGCCCAATCAAATTCTTTTTTTACTTTTTCTTCTTCACCAGATTTCCAAGTATTAGGAATACAAAATTCCTTTCTTAATTCAACTGGGGTCTTACCAGCCATTATACCAGCAATGGTTTTACAAGAAGATTCTACTAATGCTGGGATATCTAAATAATCCCCTGCCTTTAAAACACTGAATAAAAATGGTTTTTCAATCTTGAAGAACTCAACGTCCCAGTTTCTAATGGTTTCCAAAGGAAGTTTTCCACTTTCAGTATTTAGTTGAGTAGGATGTTCACTTTCATATTCCATATAAACTATTACTTTGCGTAATGTTTTACCATCAACGTTTGGTAATGGAATTTCATCCATATCTTCATCATCTGTACCATCTAACATATTCTTAATGGTATTGGAAGAATACGCAACTTTTTTGGTTATAACAAAAGACTTTCCATCGTTACTAACAAGAGTAATTTTAGGTTCTTCTTCAACTTCAACTTCGTTTACTTCAACTTCAACTTCATTTTCAACTTCATTTTCAACTTCATTTTCAACTTTGTTAATAGGTAAAACACTCATTTTTGCAAGTAATTATGAAATGTGGATATGATATAATGTATAAATATAAAATTTTCAATTTTTTAACTTAAGTTAATATAAATAATTAAATTAATAACATATTAATATATCAAGGTTTTTGTATGGATATACTAAAATATATTACTATTGAAGCCATAAATCATTATGTTGGTGATTATCTAGTACAAAAACCGTCTATTAATAATATTACTATAAATTCAGATATAATATCTCTGAATAATATTGAGTTTGCTGTTAATGAAATAAATAAATTAGAAGTTGTACAAAATTTAATACAATTGTTTAATTTTCAATTTAAGTCAATTTCAATATCAAAAATCAGGTTTAATACAGAATATTTAAAAAAAGTTCCAATTTTAAAGAAATTTAAATTTCCTTTTTGTCGTGATATGAAACAGTCTGTCAATATAGAAAAAGAAATGGTTTATTTAGATAATTTGGTAATAGTTTTAGATTTCAAGGACTATTTTGAATCTTTAATGATTGATCTATCTAATATATCTGATATGTCCATTGATAACTTAAGAGATTATGCTTTTGAAAAAATAAAAAATGATAATAGTAAAATATTTGGTAATGATGAGATAATTATCAATAAATTATCATATTTGCTAGAAAATATTATTTTTAATATAGAGGTAAAAGTAAAAAATTTGAAATTGATATGTAAATCTAATTATTACCCTCCTATAGAAATATATACTCCTTTAATATTACTTAATAATCTTCAATCGAATTCCAAAATAAAACAATTAAAAACAAATATAATACATGTAACTTCTCCTTTTAATTTACAATCATTAATGAATATATCCGATTTTAAATTAAAAATTGAATTGAAGAAAAGATGGCTTGATGAACAAGATCTTAATGAATCATCATATTTAGATTTAAAAGAAAGTAGTATTCAATTAACATCACGAATGGAAGTTGGGAATATATTTATAAAACTGGATTCTAATGACATTATGAAATTTTTGACTATTAATAATACTATTAACAATTTAGAAAATCTAAAATCGTCGTCTATCCTTTCATCAATTAAGAAATCTTCAATATTTTCATCAAAAATGATGCAAAATGCAAAATTAGTCAGAATTAAAAAGAAATTTATTAATTATTATCGGGCAAAGTTAAAGTTTTTATTACATTCAGTTGGAATAGTTATTGATCAAGATTTAGCAGTATTGAGTATATTAAATATTACTGGAATAATAGATGATGATTTACAATTATTTATAGATAAAATTAAAATTAATATAATTGATAATTTATTTGATAAATTGAAGAGTGATTGTATTGTACAGAAATTAACAATGGATAAAATAAATTTTATTGATAATTATTTATCCCCGGCCAATACAAAATCTCATATAAAAAATCGTTCATCATTATTGGAATGTTGGCAAAATAAAAAGTTTAATAATAATAATACTTTAACTGATCCATTTTGGTACAAAATTCTCACTAATTTTAATATAATTAAAATTAAAATTAGCAACGGTATCTTTGAAGTAGCCAACTCAGAATCTGATAAATTTATATTGAAAATACATAATCTAAAATTGCAAGCAACTAAAAATATTCCCACAAATCTATGTGTTGTGAGAAAAACCTATGATTCAGAGTTTATAAAATGTATTTTGAGTTTAACAGATTTTGAAATAATTGATGGTATTAAAAAATCTAAGTGGAATAAAATGTTATGTCGTGATGTAACTCGAAAAGGTAATAAATATTTGTTATATATATCAACTAAAATATCACGAAATAATACTAATTTTGATTTCCAATTGAACTTTAAAGTTAATCCATTGCGATTATTTATAAATCAATATTCATTATTTTATTTAATATCTGTAATACAAAAAGTTAGAAAATCTACATCCAATAGTGATTTTAATTATACTATAAAATCACTAAATTGTAGTGAAGTATCTCTATTAATAGATTATAGACCTATACGATTTAATATCCAAAATGTCTGGGATTCTCAATACTCTGAGTTACTGAACATATTTCCTTTACAAAATCTACATATTACCCTAAAATCAATAAAAATAACAGAACAAGAAAGGATGAGAGTTTTGTGTTATTGGAAAAATAAATGGACAGAAGATGTTCTAAATAAAATATCACTGAAATATTTGTCTAGTATCATTATGATTAATTCTTTAGTCACAATTATGACTGGTTTTCTAGATATATTTACAGTACCTTATGAGTAGTATCAAAAAAATATAAATATACTAACTGCAGTTAGCAATGGTGTAATATCAGGCATAGATAAAATAACAAAAGGAAGTTTTGATATTATAACACGATTTACAGTAAATGTAAATTCTATATTAGAGTGGGGTCAATTTGTTATTTATCCAGAAGCATGTCCCTTACCAGAAAAAAGTAAATTTAGTCATCAACCAAATAATATTATTAATGGAATAAGTGATGCGTGTATTAATTTAATTCAAGAATTAAAAACTACTGGAAATATTATACTTATGCCTTTTACTACAAATCTATTTGATTTACCACGTGCAATCCCTATTATTATACTTAAACCCCTTGGAGCAACAGTTTATTGTGTGTCTAGAGTAATGCTAGGTTTAAAAAATAATTTAATTATTGATAATAAAAATAAAATTGAAATATTCAATAAATACAAATAATTATATCTATTCCATCAAATTAACTATATTTTTGGCTAATAATTTCAGTGCAAATAACCAAGTATTATAGTCATTATTATAGGATATGCAAAATTCTCTTTCTCCAATTTTATCATCTTGCATACGATAAATTGGTTGATAATTTATGTTTGATTTATAAATATCATTTACACATTGATGTAAATTTTTCATGCCTAAACTAAATGGATCAATAGAATCAGTAAAAGGATTAACTATTGCAGAAGTAATTAAAGTTGCAAAAGATGCCCTATTATTAGAATAATATAGAGGATATGTAACATTGTAAATTTTATTTGCAATATATGATTTGTCTCCCATAGTAATAATCTTATAATTTGATTCTCGATTTTTGCCTTTAACCAATATTAAATTTACCATAAAAGCCAACTCACCTAAGACAAAATTAACATTATCCCAATCAAGTATATTATAATAAATATTACATGTATTGTTAACTAGTATTATATACTTATCTTTTATAAACTCATAATCATCTGTTTTCTCTTCAACGAAATCTTGAAATCTAAAAGTAGAATAAATTGGTATTGATAATTTTAAATATTCAATGTGATCATGACAATTATTAATTATCTGATTTTTATGGGAATTATCTTCAATGATATTATGTAATGTAAATTGTGAGTTATTAAAATTTTCCCAATATGTTTGTAATTTTTTTTTATAAAGGTCTTTCAACTCCTGAATTTCTTTTGTTTTTAAAGTCTTATCAATGTTTATATTTTTTAAATTATCTACAAGACTCTTCATCTCATTACTCACTTCCGGAAAATCTTCTAATTTCGATTTCAATGGACTATTTGTTATTAATTTGTCGCGAGATTCAAGATATTTAGACATACAAAATCGTAAATCAATAATTTCTTGTTTTATAGCACATTGTGTTTTATAACAACATTCTCTACAAATAAATGTATTTTTTTCTATATGTTTTTTACAATTCAAAATATCATAAGGACTAAATTCTTTTTTTAATATAGGTTTGTCTGGGGTTGAATGGGAATCTGAAAAAATAATTATTGATTCTTTGGGATTAAAATGTTTAATGGCTAAAGTTTCCTTAGGGATTGATGATTGTTTAGACCCAATTGTCTGTTTTGTTTTACAATTACTACATCTAAACTGAATCATTATTTCTAAATAATGTTCTTCCTAAAACAAGACCTCCCAATAAAAACAAACTATATGTAGTTCCTATAAATATTCTATTCCATATAATATTATGGTTCCAATTATTTTCAATTTTATAAAGTTTAGTATTTTTATTATTGGTTATGTTAATTATGAATTTATCAATAGTATCAAAGTTTATATGTTGCAAACGTGAACGTATTTCTGTTTTTACAAGTTGAATAATGTCTTCTTGATTAAGATTTTTCAATGTATCTACATAAACAGTACCATGTCCTTGGTCTTTTGAGGTTGAACCAGACCACAATTCATATTGATACTGAACAATACGTAACATGCTATCGCATGAGTGATCCATATATAGAAATTAATATCTATTTATTTAAGTTAAAAAAAAATTAGACTTGATATCAAAGGTTTTTTACTTTTTCTACTTTTATAGTTAATGATATTGTTATTTGTTCTTACAATATAATAAACCCTTCTAATATCCGATTTTTTAAAATTTAAAACAATTTTTACAATGTGATGTCCACCAGATATTTTTTGACTGAAAAAATTGATTAAAAATTGAAATTTTGATATCCTATTTTTAATATTATTAACTTACTACAAGGATGAACAATTATTCTAGATTATTCGACTCAGAGGAGTTTTCTGATGTTACATTTACATTTCCCAACCAACCAAATGAAAAACCATTACCAGCTCATCGTCTGATTTTGGCAGAATTATCACCAGTATTTAAGACAATGTTTACTAGTGGATTAAAAGAAAGCCGGGAATCACCAATAAAAATTATAGAATGTACTGCCGAGAACTTTAAATGTGTTATACAATTTATTTATACTGGACAAGTAAAAAACCTAAGTGAAAATCTAGACAATGTCACAGAGATTCTAGATATGGCAAATAGATATGAACTCAAGAAATTAAAATTAAAAATTGATGAAGTATTAAGTAAAAAAAATGATGACTATTTCAAGACTAATTTATCCAAAATGCTAATCATTGCACACTTATATAATATACCTCGGGTTAGTAATAGAGTAAAAAATATTTACTCTAATTTCACTCCATCAGAACTATATGAATTCGTTATTCAATTTGGTGTTTGAAATAAAAACTATAATCTTCTCCGACGACGTTTACGTCTACGTAAATTATATTTATGATTAAATACACTACGATAATAATTCATATTTGGATCATGAAGATGGTTTTGATTTATAATAAGAGGATGATAATTTTCTATGGCTATTTTTTTTCTTATATTAAAAATCACTATCACAACAAATAAAATTATCACCAAGATTACTATAGACCATTTAGCAAATATAAATTTCATTTCTATATTTAAAAAAATAATTTAATCTAAGTTAAAGAAGCCAGAATTTTATTTTTAAATATATCGAATTTATTAATAGATGATGATTTTGGAATTGCGTTAAGATGAGCATATTTATTATTAGTTTGCAACCCTATCCTTTTTGAAGATTCCTGATTTGACATTGATTGTTGAGAATTAGTCATTTGACGAGTGTTATAACTTCTATATCGTGTTCGTTTTATTCGGTTACAATATTGTTGTCTTTGATATGTATTTTTTTGATAGTTGTAAAAATTTATCCATATGCCTATTATTCTCTTCTTATTTTCTATACCTTTATCGGATTTTTTAAGAGGATTTGTCTGATGATTTTCATCAACTGAACATGGTTGTTCCCAATATTCAATATTTCTTAAAAGATTAGTTCTACTACTTACATATGGGGCCAACATTTCCAATTTTAGTTCGACACCAAATTCTGTATTTATAATATCCCAACAAGCTTTATGAATCAAAACTCCAAAACACTTATAGGGATTAAGATTCCATTTACTTTTCTCAGCAGTGAATAAAATATTATTTATTGTATAATAATTATTATCATTTCCTTTTTGTACAACCACTTTTTTACCTTGGGGAAGTAATCCATAATATTCACTCAACCACTTTTTTACTCCATCTTTTTTTTGCTTTTTAGATTTTTCCAATTTAGGATTTTTCACACAAACACTTGAAATACTTTTATTAAGAACAGGGTTTGAAAAATATGATGATTGTGCATCACTACCACACACAATACATAGACACATTATAGATGATAAAAATGTGTTTAAACACAGTTATATAATATATTATAATAGATTTTTTAAACAATTTTTAGACACTTAGAAAAAAATTGATAAATCAAAAAACGAATGAATTTTAATACACTTTTTTACCAATACAAAGATGAATAGTAATGCTTTTCGTCTGGAGAACTTGTTAACAACCCTAATACCCCTTTTGTTAATATGGGGTACAGATATGACACATTATGTATTAATGCTACCCTTAATTATGATGATACTACAATTAGGTCTGGTTTTCATAAAAATGATATGGAAAAAACATAGGTCGATAGATGGAATGAAATGTGTTGAATATACAAATCGACATTCCGATGGTCGTATGAATGATACTTATAATAAAATAATGTGGTATCTTGAAACAGAAGTTATTAATAATGCAGACAAATTACGATGTACTCATACAGCCACAATTAAATATTCTGATCAAGGAAATGCTTTTGATAAAAAAATGCCAGTTTATGAACTAGGTACTTCCCACAAACCCATTGAATTTATATTAAAAAAAAACAAATTTAAAATTATAATTAGAGATGAGAGTAATGAACAAAATAATAAAATAATTAAAACGAGAATTATATCAATTTATTCTGATAAAATCAAAAATATTAAGGATTTTGTTGATATGGCTTGTGAAAAATATTTAGAATTCATTAAAGGAAACCAAAAAAATATTAATGAATATTACATGTTTTCAACTCAAGACCAATGGAAATCACGAAAGATAAAAATATATAAAACCCGAGAAAATATATTCATTAATGATAAAATCTCGAAAAATATATATTCGCAAATTCAAACTTTTATTGATTCACGCAAATTTTACAAAAAGAATGGAATACCTTATAAGAGAGGTTTTGTTTTCTATGGACCACCTGGTTGTGGAAAAACCTCCACAGTATATGCAATTGCTAGAGATTTTAAAAAAAATATATATGATATAAAATTGAGTGAAATTAGTAATAATACTGAACTGCGAAGTGCAATAGAAGAGATTCCATCCAATAATATTCTAGTGATTGAAGATATTGATGTTATAACCACTACACATCACCGATATAAAAAAACTTCTGTGAAGTCTAACGAAAATGATAGAGAAATAAAAAAAGATAAAATAAGTTTGGACGCATTATTGGAAATTTTAGATGGTTATAATTTTCTACATAATACAATCATTATATTTACTACAAATCATATAGAAAAAATTGATCCAGCTCTCATTCGACCAGGTAGAATTGATGATAGGTATGAATTTGGACCATGTGATCTAAATATTATTCAACAAATATTTACATATTATTTTCAAGATGAATTTGATCTTGATAATCTGGAAATGATGACTGTTGACGGATTGACACAGGCCGAATTAATTAATACAATTATAATCCCCAACCATTCCAGTTATAAAAAATGTATTGACTTAGTATCATCTTTTACACCCTAAATTAGTTTATAGATATATCATTGGTGTTTTGTAACTATCAACATACAACAATTCCGGTACTCCGTATGGGTAACCTCCTGATCCTCCTCTATGTCTAGTAGCAGAATAATCAGTCATTTTTTCTATATCTTTTTTAATTTGTTGGTCTAATCTAGTCGGAATAGGCATTTTTCCTTTTATTTTATTTGTAGGATATTTAACTAAATTACCTTTCGCTATTGGCACTGATTTACCATTTCCCCCATTTTTAATTCCGGCCTGTTTCTTTCCTCCAACCAACCCCTTGTACTGTGAGGAATCTTTGATACCTCGCAGATCTGCCAAAGAGCGGTACTTTCCAGGTGGACATCCACCAGGGAATGCTTCTGGCCAGTAACCATTGTTTAATTTACGGCCTTTTTGCAAATTACCACATAGTTTACAATACATCCATTTGGTTAATGGATGATTCGTTTTGTCAGCACTCTTGGCACTATATGTACACATAATTGCTCTAGCATAAAGATTATTATCTCTTACAGTTTGCCAATCAACATTTCCCACAGCAATATCCGTTGCGAGTTTGAGTGTTGCCATATTCGCAGCAAGACTGCCACAGCGTGCTGTCAATAAGTTTTTGAGTGGATCATATGATAACGATCCAGATAGTTTTAACACTTGTATTAATCTGGCTTCGGGAATGTTAATTTTAACTGAAGTATAGAGAAAATCTTTGTGGGGTATTGGGCATAAATGTTTAATCGATTCATCTCGAAGAATAATTTCATTAAAACAAATATTGAATCCATAATATTTTTGTTTTTTCAAAGTATTATTATTCCAAATTGCAAATCCACCCGGAGATTTTGAATAAGCAGTTGGTAATCCTAACCATTTAACCAAATATTGGTAATATTTAGCAGCATCTTGATGTTTCCATTTTTTAGGTGCGGTCTTTCTAACGCTTGCTCCTGCTCCCATCGTAACAATAATTCTATATATAATATTTGATAAAATAAAAAAACAATTTCAATCTTTAAAAGGTACTTTGTTCACTAAACAATTCATTTGTGATAACATTGCACAATTTAAAATATTATATAGAGTATTTTCCTGATATTTATTATCAGTATCTTTGATACATTTATTAAACAGAGATAGCAGATTATCCACTTATTAATTTAATGGTTTTTTTTCTGATACAGAGAATTCTTTTATTTTTACAATGGGTATGATATTGTCACAAAAATAACCACTTTGAAGAATATAGATTGCCAAATTGGCTGTTACCTGATCAAGGATATTATTTACTTCCAAAGTATTGTGGTACGGAATTTTATGAAATTTAAACTAACATACCGAAAATACAAATACTCATTGAACTGATTGGATGATATATCTCCATAGGTTTTTAGAGATTAAAATTTCTGGTCTTTTAACTTTCTGAAAATATTGAACATAATTTACCACTTTAGATTTAAAGTTATCATTAATTGCTGTTCTTGTGGATATGCCAAAATAATCACCAATTTTGTTATATCTATCAAATTTATCAACCATTGTGTGTAAAGTTCAAAGTTGAATTATTCGGATGTCATAAATCATTTTTTTAAAAATCCGAAAAAAATTGATTTTTTTTATTCCAATCTATTATTTAAGGATTAACGTATCAAAGATGAGTAAAAATATTTCAGCTGAGAATAGGAAATATTCCATCGCACAAGTTACCAATGATGAAAATAAAAGCTATCCCCGTGTAGTAGTCCATCGTACTAACAACAGCAAACGAACCCAACGTTGTGGGGTTATATATTATGATGGAGAAAAAGACCGTTGGCTCGTATGTACAGATAATTTAGATAAAACCGACACTCGAGGATGTGAAGAACACAATGGACAAAGTCAGTTTGCTTATCGAGCTTGGTTAGAATTCTGTTTGGATGTTCAAATAAATGATCAAGATCCAAAGGTATTCAATCGTATTAAAACACATTATCCTCTTGTATTGACTCGAGCTCGAGAACATTCTATTGGAGGACCCCTAGAGCTTATGCCATCCGAATTTGGACAAGATGGCGAACAAACTGATGATGATGATGATGATGATGATGATGATGATGATGATGATGATGATGAAATCGCTGAACCACGTAAGAAGCGTGCAAAGTTTACAAATCAATCCCCATTCAAAAAAGAAATGGTTGAATCTAATGATTCAGCTAGTTTAGTCAAACGTGTTAAAGCACTCCAACAACTCATTGGACCTTGTGGCTTACAGGCACGATATAAGTATGTTCATGAGGCCAAAAAAGGTAAAATTCATGTTAGTCTTTGTATTGACGGTCAATTGCCTTACACAGTACGAACGACACATCGAGAATCGAGAATTATGCCTCCACATGCAACTCGTCCAGAGCCAAGATCCCAACCCCAATCTAGTATATAATATAAATTTTTTATTTAATCGAAAAAATTGAACATATTAAATTCATTGGGAATATAATAATGATTATTACAATGACAGAACGACGGCTTTTAAGCCGAGCAGGTATATGGCCAGTACCAGCAATATATACAAATATATCAATATCTGGTGAATACCCATAAATATCTGATGAATACCCAGAAGTATCTAATAAAGATGCGTTAATCCTAAATAAGGTGGTATTGAGTGTCAATGAAGATGTCCAAATAGACAACACATACCAATCACAACAACAACGTTTTTTTAAATCAAGCCAGCACAAAATGGAGAACAAAATCAAGATTGATATAATAATATATTAATTTTTTTATGAATATTTACGGTTTTAAAAAATTGAAGATCAATTTCTAATTGGACTCAGTCCAACTCAATGTTGTCGTGGAGAAAGTAAACGTTATTTTTTCAAGAAAAAATTCAAGCATAAAGTTCAGATATCAACTTGCACTAGCTTTCCAAGTATTTATTCATCTTATAGAGATGAAGTTGATAGTTCATCCCTCAATCTCCTCCGTTGTCGGAGACAGAGGTCGAAGGGGGGACGATACCCCCATCCCCAAAGGGGACCTCACGCGACCTGCAAAGCTGTCGCTAAAGGTATCTTCGATTTTCCTACGCTC